AATTACAAACGTTCACTAATAGTTTTAAAAAACTAACAGATCTTACAATACTAACCCTTGAAAAGTCAATTCAATCAATTGAGGTTGGTGATCAAGTTGTTACTGACCAAGCTCATATTAAAGAGTTTATTGCAAATACAGACAAGGGACTTTTTGAAAGCGTTACTAATCATATTGAAGAACAAAGATCTAAGTTTCAAGTAAAGCCGTTAATAGTAGATGCTACTCCGGAAGAAATAGAAGCAGGTGTGCCAGAAACTTATGAAGTTCCTGTAACATTTGATCAATCAAGTTTTTTCGAATAAGGATCTTAGCACTACCAGTAAACCAAATCCTTAACGAAGTTAAGGTCCTAGATGACGAAGTTAAGCAAATGCGTTACAATCTTTTTAAACTTGCATGGCACATGCGTGGATCGTTATCTGTGGATGAGGCGTTTGAACTTCCGCCTGAAGATAGAGATATTATTGCCGATATTATCAAAGAAAATCTAGAAACAACTAAAAAGTCCGGCTTACCTTACTTTTAAACAGTAGGGTTCTTAGCTGGACTAACTTTAATACTTTTTTCAATCTGTTGAATTAATCTTCTTTTCTCTTTTGCATTGAGTTGAAGTGCAGCATCCTTAGTCTTTACATAACCACTAGATCCAACTGGAACTTTTTTAGCAACAGCTTTCTTAGGAGCAGGTGCAGGACTAGCAACTGGTCCTTTTACGCCTTGCTGTGTATTCATTGCTTCTTTTGCGGCTTGCATAAATGCTGTGTCCATAACTTGCTTAGTTAGTGGACCTTTAGGAACAGCACCAATTTTCTTAACACGCTTAGATTTTAAAAACGCAACTAAAGATGCTCCTGTTGCATTTTTTATATCTAGTCCTTGTGTTCCAAGGTACTGTCTAAATTGATTGTATAAGGTATTCGCTGTAGCACTAAGATCTGCTTTGCCTGCTAAGTTGCCTGCTTTGCCCTTCATGCCAATTGCTCCAAGTGCTTTAGCACCTACGGCCTGTCCAGCTCTTTTTAACATTCCTACAGGAGCTTCGGTTGCTAAACTTTCCTCCATACCTACATAACGCCAGTTCCAAGCACCAGCACCTAAGTAACCATTTTGTACATAGCCTGCCATGTGCATAGCATCATCAGTGTCTATGCCTTTTTCTTTTGCCCAATGGTGTATGTAATATGAACGTTGGCTATCAGCAACTCCTGCAAATCTTTTTACTACATCAGGATCAGCTTTTGCTTCTATTAGAATATCATTTATTTTCATCTTGAATATACCTTATAAGTTTACTAATACTATTTATGTTTTTGTTAAGAGCTAAAGCTCTTAATGTTTTCGCTAACGCTCAAACTAACTTTTTTGTTTGATAGAAGTGATTATAATATGAACAAATGCATTATTACGAATGTAATAATGTTTAAGTTTCATGTAGATTGTTTCAGTCAGACGGAACCTGTTACGGTCCCATCTAATCTCAAAATACGCTTCATGTGAGTCGCACCAGCCGAGACATTGGAAGTAGGTAATTGTTTATACACAAAGTACAATGGGCTCTGACCTTTCCCAACCTACGTCGACATCGCTTGCGCTACCTCTCGCTTCGTTCCTATTGCTAAAGAGTTTTTATGTACTGTGTTTGTGTTTTTCGACTGCCAACATGCAATCTATATCAACTAGTGAGCCCAATTTGTTTGATGGCTTCCACACTCTGGTGTGTCAATCAATATGTACGTGTGCTTCTATACGAGAGCTTTTTCCACAGCGGTATTTCTAGTCTGGCCCGCCAACCTTATGTGTTGGTTTGTTTTGCCTTGATGTGGTGTTCTAGTAATGCCTGTTTGAGTTTATCTGATCCGCCTACTCTAACATTAATGATTCCATTATAGTAATCATCTGTTTCAAGTACTCGCCTGTCAAACTGCTCTCTTGCCTCTATGTAGGACATTTCGCCCCTACCTTTACATAGGTATAGTATTTCTCTTGTGAAGTGCTTTTCGCCTAGTGTTGCAACATCTGCATTAAGTCTGTCTGAACTACCATAGTAAGTTTTCCAGTCTGACTCTTTGTATCCTCTGCGTTTGTTTTTTCTGCCTTTGAGTGGTGGCTTTGTGGTCTTAAATTTTGCTAGTTTTTTGCCTACGTATTTTTGACCAGTCTTTTTGTTCGTTATTAAATAAACGAAGCCTTCGTACTCGTCTGGTATTTCTTTAAGTTTTTTGCCTTTGTACGTCCACTCCATGCAAGTAATTATTTCCTTCTTGCATGGTGTTAGACTAGTTCTGACTTTTGCCTTTATGTTTAGTGTGTATTTCGTCCATACGTTCTTTTGCTAACATACGTAACTGTCTTAAAGCACGTCTTGCACTTCCGTGTGTTCTCACAGAATTACGTGCTTCGAACTTTTCATTTTCTTCAAAGTACATAAGATATGCTTTAATAAGTTTATCGTGTGTATCGTCCATTATTCTATCACTTGAACATCGTTTTCATAACTTGTAAATCCGTTCTCTTTTATAACTTTAAGAACATTGTTAACTCTACCAATTAATTCATCTTTATGTGATATTAAGTAGATATTTTTATCACGTTCTCTAGCCATCTTTTTAAGTACACTTAACGAGTTTTCAACTCCGTTAGCATCCATACCACTGTCAATAAGTTCGTCAATGAATAGTAAGTTAATATTTTGATACAAACTTTCCCATACATCTCTGAACGCAAAACTCATACCAAGTATAAGTCTGTTACGTTCGCCTCTTGACAAGTTATCAAAGTCTAAGTCTTGACCAAGTTGTGTAATTTCTACACTAAGATCATTTTGGAATGTAACACTGTGCGGTAGTCCTAATCTATCAAGATAGTTAGTAAGTCTATTGTTTAAGTATGCTAAGTTTTGATCAATAATTTTCTTACGTATAAAGCTATCTTTATTTGTAAGTAGTTTCAATAAAAATTCTTGATGTTCTTTGAGCGAAGTTAACGTATTAATTTCTTCCCAATCAATCTCTTGTTTTGCACTATTTTCAAGATCGTCAATTTGTTCTTGATATGGATCAGCTTCGTCTTTTTTGTTGCTCCATGCCTGTGTTAAGTTGCTAACATTACTCTTATGAGCATACGCTTCTTTAGAAGTTTCATAAAAAGTATTTGGACGACCGTTAATATCACCAATGCTTGAAAGTTCAGTAATTACAACATTTAACTTATCAGATACTTCAGTAAGATATGCATCAGCGTCAGTTAGTTCTTTAGATTTGTTATCTAATATTTCTGCTTTTTTATCAGCATGTAATGATTGTCCGCATGTATGACAAGCAGCATTATCTAGTTGTAAGATATCTTTTTCAACTTTAGACACAGACTTAGTAGCACGTAACTGTGCAGTCTCTAGTGTGCTTTTCTCTTTATTAAGAGCCAAAATAGAATTGTTTAGTTCAGACCAATTTGTTAATTTTTCATGTGATTCTAGTTCTAATTCAATGTCCAAATGTTCTAATTCGTCAATTGCTTCACGTAACTTTATTGTGTCTGTAGTACGTTTAGATAGCCATGCTTTCTGTTTACTTTTAAGACCGTTAATTGTTTCGTCAATTTTTTCGTTTGCTGTTTGTAATGCATTAATACGCATTGTCTCTTGACTTAGATTGTCTTTAGTATCTCTAATATCTTCTTTAAGTACATCTGCCTTTTCGGATAATATTGTAATACCTAAAAGTTGTTCAATAATAGCTCTTTGATCGTTAGTACGCATACTTAGGAATGGCTCTGTGTATGTGTTTAATGCAACAATGTGCTTAAACATATCATGGCTCATACCTAGCAAATGGTCTATTGATTCTTGAGTCTTACGACTATCGCCTTGCGATTCATCTATGTCAACTTGTTCTTCATTGTTGATGTAGAACTTTAATAAATTTGGGGATCTACCACGTTCAATGCGATATTGAAGACTGTCCTTCTCAAAAGAAAGAGTAACTAACATACCTTTAGAATTAGTTTTGTTAATTAAGTTATTTTTTCTAATATTAGTTAATGCATTTCCGTAGAGTGCATAACTTAGTGCATTGATGATTGTAGTTTTACCAGTACCGTTTCGCGAGCCAGAATCGTCACCTCCTTGATCTAAGTTTTCGCCGAGTACTAATGTAAGTTGTTGTTTGTCGAAATCTACCGCTTGGGTTTGATTCCCAACACTCATAAAATTTCTTACTGTTAGGTCTTTAATTTTAATCATGTGCCAATCCGTTATAAATCTCCAAAAGTTTTACCTTATCAAAAGAGTCTGTATCTAGTTCTGCTATTTCACCTGCAACAATTTGGTCAACACTAACAAATTTGCTAATGTCTAAGTCTGTTGATATTTCCTCAATTTGTGATTGGGGAATAAGTGTAATTTCTCTACATTTATAATCTCTTATAAATGTTTCTTTAATAAAACTTGCTTCTTCATAACTAATGTCAATGTCAAGTTCTACACGCAGATACATTCTACTCTTAATAAGAGTGCTCTGTTCATCAATTAGTTTTGAAAGTTTTACAGTCCGATACTTTGGACAATCTTCCCAATTGATGTATTCTGGTTCTAAATCGTTTTCACGATCTAATATCATCATACCTCTATCGTCATCCCACGCATCTGCATAGTTGTGTGGAAACGCATTACCAATATAATGTATTTTACCCTGTGTTTGTCTTTTGTGAAAGTGTCCACTAAACACATAATCCTGATTTGCAAAATGTTGTTTGTTAAGATCGCCTCCGTGATCGGGCATCTTAACCATTGCGTTCATATAAAAACTAGGAAGTTCAAAGTGACCAAACATATACTTTGCTTTACACTTTTGTATTTTCTTCCATTCATCGCCTACTAACCAAGGAACAAGTGCAACATCTTCTTCAACCATCATTTCGTCAACAAACGTAATTCCGGGAATGTGTTTTGCAAATGCTGTTGAATTTACATCTCTTTTGTCTTTGTAGTATAAATCATGATTACCATCAAAGAAATAAAACTTTTCAAATGCATTACCTAATTTTTCCATGGATCTAATAGTTGCATCCATAGTTGTAAGGTTAAGGCTATTTCTGTTGTGATGCCAGTCTCCGCAGAAGATACCAGTTTCACAACCGGCAGCTTGTGCTTGTTCTATATACCAATCAATAAATTCTTCACAGTCGTCATTATGAACACGCGAATTGCTTTTTAAACCGAAGTGAATATCGGTAAAGACAGCGGCTTTCTTAAACAAAGTCAGTCCTCCATTAGGCTCTTATATTAATATT